GATAGCATTTAAATTACTTCTCATAGTAATTACTTCTTTCTCTACGATCTCTATTTGTTTTTTTGTTTTATCAAAATCAGCTTGTAATACTGCTAATTCTTCTTGCAATACTTTTTCATCTATCATATTATACTCCTAATTATTATTATTAAGTGGTTACTACCATTCCTATTCCGCCAAGAATACTCCACTTACTATCTTTAAACATTAAAGTAACCGTTCTACCTGGTGCGTCTATACTTACTTTAGTACCAGCACCTGCGTTAAAGTTTGCAGGCGTTATTGTAACTGCGTTTGTTCCACCAGTTGAGTTGTTAATTATAATTTTTATTTGTCCATCAGCACCATCTTCTAAAGTACACGGAGCTGTTTCTGCTGTAGCATTAATCAAAGTTGTTGACTCTGTTACTGTTACTGCAACGATAGATGAACCATCGCCTGTTATAGTTTGTGCTGTATCTTTTAGTCCAATCCAAGTAGGTATATTATTGAATACATCTTCCGCTGTAACTTTTTTATTGATTGGTGTTCCTGATGGATTATCTATTATGTGAAATAAATCCACACTTGCCAATGCGTCACCTAGATTGGTCAACGCCGTTATTTTCTTGTCTGCCATTTTTATTCTCCTGTTAACCCCTTATGGGGAATGCTACTCTAGGCATATACCTAGATCAATTTATTCATATAGTATATATAAGGCCCCTAATGGGGCCCTATAAAATTATTTATTACGAGTTAGATGTTAAACATACTAGAGTAGTATAAGATACTCTACCTGCTCGTCCACCTGAACCAGTAGTTTTTAGAACCCAACCTGTGTGAGCAACCTGTCCAGATTGCGTTTCAGATGTTGTGTAGTTAAACAAACCATTAGTTGCGCCACCTATAAAAGTATTAGCACTAGTGTTTTGATATAACGAAGTTCTATTAGCACTTGAAGGTGCTACATTCAACATAGAAGCTGCCCATAATGGTGCTCCTGCTGCTGAATCTGCTTTAGTCCAACTTGACATATTATTCTCTCCCTTGTTAAATTATTAAGGTACTCAATTTGTTATTATATGATACTATTTATAAGAAAGAATACTAGAAGCCTAGTTTTTTGAGTTGTTTAAGTGTGTTTGGTGTAGATGTATGAAGTATGCCAATACCACCTCTTTGTGTGAATTGGTCTGTGTTTTTCTTGTAATCGTCTATTAGGATCGCAGGTTGCCCTGCTATCATTGCGTATTGTTGTTTCTGTGATCTCTTAACTAGATTGATTCTACCAGCAGAAAGACCTAAATTAGTTCTTGCCCAATATGATTTGCCAGGTATACAGTTAGGATCAAAACTTTCTTCTACATATGCTGATAAGATATGTGGTTGATGTTTAGATATGAAAGACCATAGTGATCTACCACCAGGCTGCCAAGGCATAGTGTGCCAAAATTTTGGAGTGTCTTTGATTGGTTGCCACTTTTCAGTCTTTGTAGCATACGACCATTTAGAAATAGGCATACCAGTAACTTTTTCAGCAGCCTTTTTAAAATCGCAAAGAACACCGTCCATATCACAATAGATACGAGGTTTCATTATACTAGTATTTGTAATCTACTCTAGGATTCATTTCAGGTTTAGTTGCAACCTTACCTGTCATAGCCTTATCTTTTGGATCTCTAGTATCTTCGCCGGTCTCTTGTTCTTTCTTGCCTTTGTCAGCAGGATTATCACCTTTGATCTTAGCGTCTTTACTAGGGTACGATTGTTCAGAATCTTTTGACTCATTCTTTGGTACACAGTTAGGGACTGTCTTGCCACCTTTTTGTTTAGTACCGACTTGTTTATGAGAATCCCAACACGCCTCATCTACTTCAGCTCTCATTTGAGCAAAAGTTTTAGAACCATTAGTAGTAATTTCTTCAATAGATTTATTAACCATATGACTTATAGGACTTTTCTCACCACCAGCAGATTTTTGATGTCTGTTTGCTGTAGCAGTTTGACCAGTATGTGTTTCAGGAAGTGGTAAAGTTTCAGATTTTTCTTCTTTTTTAGATTTTGCTTTTTCAGCATCTGCTTTTTCTTTTGCTTTTAATTTTGCAACTTCAGCAGGAGTACCATCGTAAGCGTCTTCTTCTTTAACTTCTTCTTTATGTTTCGCACCTTTCATTACAGTACCATCAGGCATTGTATGAGTTGCCTCATCTTTAGCAGTGTGCATTGAATCTACTTTGCCAAAAAATGCTTTCTTTTCAGCACCTGTCATATGACCTAAAGGTTTACCCTCTTTGTCTAATGCCTTTTTAAATTTATCTTTGTAGTCAGACTCTAAAACTTTATTTTGCATAAGTTTTACAGTATCCTCAATACTACCATCTTTTGTTTTTAAATACTTTTCACTCATTGTTTATTTTCCTTTTTAGTTTTATAAAGTCTTTCAAATGTTTCTTTAGCACCTGAATAATCTTCGTTTCTCATTGTTCTTCTTGCAATGTCTTTTGATAATTGTTGAGATAATCTTTCACCTCTTTTATTTTCAGCTGATACTCTTGGAAAAGTTCCCATAAATCTTACATTTAATTTTAGTTTACCTTTCATTCTATTAGTATATTTCATTATAACTTGTTTAAAGTATCTAAACGCTTCTTCCATAGTTTCAGCTTTTACTTGTTCTTCAACTTCAATACCAGCAAGAGCACGATCAGGTCCTGCTTTAGGTTTACCAGGAACTCTATCTGGTCCTGTTACCCATTCTTTACTACTATCAACACTATATTCTAAATAATACATTTCTTTTTCTTTTGCTTCATTCATTTGTTTTTCTTCATTAGCAGTTTTTAATGCTCTAGCAATAGTAGATACTTTAGATAAGTCTTTACCGATCTTTTCTATTTCTCTTACTGCCTTACTAAATTGTCCATCACTCGTTACAGCAATTTTCATTGCTTTTGCAACTTTATCAGGACCATATGTAATAGGATCTGGTGCTTCTTTTACCGTATCTTCTTTTAATTCTTTTCCTCTTAATGAGTTCAATACTTTTATAATCATACCTGGTGAAAATCCATTACTCATCATTGCTTTATTAATATCAGACCAAACATATTTGTCTGTATTTTTTTCTTCTAAATTTTCTTCTTTTACTTCTTCTTGTTCTTTATCTTTTTTATCTTTTATGTATTTGTGTGCAATACCTACTGTTAAAGGAACTTCACCTGTTTCTTTATTAGCAACTGGTTTAACAACTTTGTTTTTTTCGTTCTCTAGTTTTTGTTTTAGAAGTTCTAACTGACCTTTTAAAGTAATTATTTGTGCGTCTGCTGAATCTGTATCTTTTTCTTTAGCAAGTTTAATCTTATCTATATCAGTTTCTTTATCTGCGTCTTCAGTTACAGGTATACCTTTTGAAATCATACGACTTAATGCAAGACCAGATATGAAAGGAATCTTTTTCTTTCTTAACGCTGATAGTGCTGAGTCAGGTATCTTATCAAATATTTTTCTTAATTTATTTGCCTGATCTATACCGATTGTTTTACCAGACATACCAGCATATGATTTTGCTAATATATCTAATTGACTTGATGAAAATTCTTTTAATTCAGACTCTTCACCTAAAATTTTCTTAACTGTTTCTAGTGGTAAGTTTAATGCCTTTGCTATTTGTTTAGCTGATTGACCTTCTTCGTCAGCAGAAAAAATATCTTTCATTCTACCTTCGTCTATCTGTATCATTTGATCCATTAATGTTCTAATATGTGTCATTGTTCTCCCTTATAGTGCCGAATAAACTTCGTCCCAATTTGATATTTTTCTTTTTAAATCTGCCATCATCATTTTTTCTAGTCTTTGTCTAATTGTAATAGCATCGTTTCCTATGACTCTAGCATAGTTATCGTGTACCATTTCTAAACCTTTGTATGCGTCTGCTAATTTTTTATCTCTTAAAATTTCAGCAGCGATATATCTTCTAGTTTCAAAGTGGTCGTTCTTAGCTGTCTTCGCTCTAATATATTGTAAATTAGTTTTAGTAGCTTCTGCAGCCTCTAATAAATTTTCTCTTACTTCTTTTAATGTTCTACTCATATTCTTTTATCTCTAGTTTTAGTTCCGAGTCACCTTTAAGTAATCTATGAAACGACTCTTTGTTAATATGATATGTTTGCCCTATTTTAATTTCAAAAGGCAACTCATTATCATTTTGTAACTTCCATCCTGTACCCCAAACAACTTTTATATCACGGTCTTTTTTATCTATGTGCCATATAAGTTGATCTTGTTTCACATCTTCTTTAATAACTCTAGTAAATACTTTTTTGTAAATACTATTATCAAAGTCTTCAAAGGGTTTATAATAATTATCAAGTGAGTTCATTACCAATAAAAATTTCCACCACCTTGTAGTCCTAAACTCTTTGCATATCTAGGCAAATTACACGCCCAATATCCAGCCTTTGTTTTATCTTTTTTATCAGCACAATTGTGCCGAGCAGCAAAAGATTTTCTTGCCTCAGGATTATTCAACTTGACTTTTAGTCCTGTTGTATCGCCCCAACTAACTTTCTTAATCTTATCACCGTCTTTTACAAAGACATAAAACTTTTTTGGTCCACCTTTTTTTGGTTTGTTTAAAGGAGGATCTTTCTCATCTTCTTCTTGTATAGGACAGTCTAATGGTACTTTTTGATTTTCATATAAACCAAACTCACCAATGTCTGTTTCTAATAACTGTTTATCCCAATCGTTCAATTCAGTTAAAAGTCCTTCACTATACAATGATCTCGCCTCATTAAACAACTTATAAAATTCTTCACTATGAACACGATAAATGTTCTCAGCAAAAGGTATGTTGTTCTCTATATGATAGTGTACCGATTGTGATATTCTATCTTTATAATCATTGAAACTTAACATTATATATTCCTTATCATTTTAGATACAACCTCAGACAGTTTGCTCTGCCATTCTTCTTTGTATCTTTCCTTATATTTATCTATTGTTTCACTTGTAGTTGCCCAATCATTGATATCTTTTACAGAAATATCATCACTTATTGGTCTTTGTACTACTTTTTCACCAGATGTACCATCTACGGCAGGTTTATACCCACCACCTTGATAATTAGGGTCATATCCATCTTGTCCTGGTGTAACTTTTACTGTGTGTTGTGCATAGTCGTGTCCCATATCGTAAGACTCTTTCTTAAATTCACTATACATTTTCTTAATTTTTGTATCTTCTTCCATTTTAATTCCTTCTTTTGTAGGCGAACGAGCTTCTTCCTCAGACACGGCTTTAAAACCATAGTCTATATCTAAATTGTGTTCTCGTACTTGTGCCTCTCTATTTGCTGGATCAGGTAAGCAATCCCATATCCAAGCTTTGTGTAAATTGTTTTTGTTATCTTCTAGTACAATATAATTTGTACCTTTTCTAATTACTTTGCCATCAATATCTTCTTTGATGTATTTAACTTTATCACCTATATTAAAGATCATTTCTCTAATATATAAATCTCTGATTTGATTTTGTTCAAATTCTTGTAAAGATTTTATAGGTCTAAAATTAGTTTCGTAAGAATAGTTATCTGCTAATCGCATTCCTTTTCTTACATCTTTGAATAGTTTTTCTGCGTCCCTATAACCACCAGGTATTCCTTTTTTGAAAGTTTGTATATCATCTTTTTCAGCGGCTGATCTCATTTTACTTGCCGACATTCCTGATACTCCTTCTGCGTCTGGATCTCTTTCTCCTGCTGATATAACTTTGATTGTTTCAAAGTCATAGAAACCGTGTCTATTTCTTTCTCCATTATATTTTTTAAGTATAGTTTCAAATTCTCTTACTCTATCACTACCTACTACCATCTTAATGGCAGTAAAACCTTTTTTGAATAGGTATGATCCTATATCTAAAATCATATTCGTTGAATTAATTTCAAAGTTTCTAGCATAACTAGGAAACATTTTTTTCATATGATCTAATTTTTGTCTAGGAGATAATGGATTCTTTTTACTGTCTTCACTTCTACTTAAAAATATTTTAAATACACTTGAAGCAGCAGCAACTTTTTTAATAAGTTTTTCGTGTCCTACTGTTGGTGGATTAAATCTACCAAATGTAAATGCAATCTCTCTAGTAGCAACTGCCTCTGGCATATTTTCAATTTCTTTATCAGTTACTATACCATCATCTAATATTTTTTTACAGTATTTGTAAAATGTTATGTAGTGATATTTTTCTAACATCTTATAGATAACTGCCTTAGGTAATCTATTCTTAATACCGTATTGTCTTATTTCTTCAGGTGACATATCTGTATCAAACGCTTTTCTTCTTTCTGCGTCTATGTCATCACCTACTTTTATTATAAGTTCTATGTCGTCTTCTATCTCATCTAATTTATCTTTTACTTTGTCTTGTAAATTTAAAACATCATTAGGACTTAAATCTTTTAGTTCGTTGTAGTCTATGATATCTCTTTTTAATTCGCCTTTGATTACATCTATCTCTTGTACTTTTTTATTGAAGTCAGAAACATATATACTAGGATCAAACTTAAAATCTTCAGGTCGTTTAACAAATTTGTTTTTACCTATATCAAATACTGCGTCTGCCTTTTTATTCTGATCGTCATAGGTTGCCTTATCTGTTATAAAGTAATAGTTAATAGGGTGGTTTGTACCTGGTATTAATTTACCTTGTATGTTATCAGCGTTTTTAGTTGATAAGAATAGTTTTGATAGTCTAGTTCTTTCTTCTTCTTGTTTCTCTTTAGGTACATCAAACAAAACATTGATGTCTAGGTCAGCGTCATCTCTATATCTTTTAGTTAGTATAGAACCTATTAAAGAATAATCTAATATAGGATATTCTTTTTTAAAATCTGTAAACTGTTTCATTATCTGACCGATAATCTTACTTTTTATTTTAGGACTATCTGTATTAGCATTATCAAACACACCTGGAGCATATCCTTTTCTAGGTATATCTATTACTGCCTCTAATTTTAAGTAGTCTTTAAATCTCATTTTGTATTTTTCTTTTCTAGTTCTCTTTTGATCCACGCCATTGCTGTACCATTTTCTGGTTTAGTTCTTAATCTACTTCTTATAAATTTTGAAGCAGTATTTAAAGTTGTTGAAACTAATTCTTTTTCATCTCTATTGTTATCTACGATTAACATTTTAGTAGGACCGAATACTCTTTGAAACGCCCCCATATTTGCTTGAACACCTTTCCAACTTTTCTTTACTATGTATTCAGGTATAGTTCTAGGTCGTTTAATATTTCTGTCTAACGCAACCTCTAAACTTGTGTTAACGAATACCATATAACAATCGTATCCTATAATTTTTAATAAACTTACTTGTCTTTGTATAACAGAATAATCTCTTGCTGTACTATCAATAATCATTCCTAATCTACCTTGTAAGTATTGATCTAGTTGTTTACTAACCATTACCTTTGCACCTTGTCTAATCTTATCTCTAAAGTATCTTTCGTGTTCTGGCATTTTCAATGACAAGTTTGCTTTCTTTAAATCTTTTTCAAATTTGTTATCTGAATTAACAAGTTTTAATCCTGTACCAGCAAATGCTGATTGAGTTACAAATGTTTTACCTGAACCAGGTCCACCTGCTAAAAAGAACGCTTTGAATATACCAGGATCATAAACACCCTCATT